CGCTTGATCGCGACGCGCTTATTCACCACATCGGGATGCTCGGTCGCGATCTGGAGCTGCGCCTGGGCAAGCGCGATCCTCTGCGTGCTCGAGAAAATGTTCGGGTCCGATACCGGACGGACGTCGATCTGCTCGGAGAAGTCCTCCTTATAAATCACTTGATCCTGGTCGCCGCGGATGTACGGATAGCCGCCGTCGGGCGTGTAGATGCCGTTCAGACGGAAGAGCATGCGGAGCTCATCTGCCATTGCGCGGTGATTGCGCTGATGAATGCCCGAATAGAGTTCGCCCGCCTGTTCGATGATTGCGAGCGTGGTGCCAACCGGGCCGGTGGTAGGCGCATCGCCGACCAGCGCCTCGACAGTGGAAGAAAGACGTTGCGCCGCGTCTTCCAGAATCTTGATGCCCTCCGGTAAGGCTTGCGTGGGTTCCCGGAAAACAGGCGAATAGAATGCCTTGGACAATTCCTCGTAAGTGAGGTCGATCGCCTTGTACAATCCGGGCTCGACGCTGATATTCGAAGGCATCTTGCCGCCGGCATCCTTCGTGACAAAACCCCCGCCGGCGCTCGCGAAGAGCGAACCGACGAGAAGGATGCGCAGTGATGCAGTCATGCCGGCCGCGATGCCGCACATCAGGTGCGCGTACCCGAGGCCGTAGAACCCGGGGCCTGGCAGGAATTTGTAGTGCGCGAAATGCTGCAGCCGAAGCTGATTCTCATCATGCTCGTCCCAATCGCGCCAGATGCACATGACTTGCTGACTTTCGGATTCGATTGTGACCACGTAAGGGAGCGGCACTCCGGTCGGGTCGCCCTCTTGGTCATCGGTATGCTCGGAGAGGTCGAGATATACCTGCTGCTCGAAGAAGGTGTATTCCTGGCTCTCGTCCATGAGAGCGGTGACCCCAGGCGAGATACCCTCCACTTTGTCGGAGGCTTCCTTGACCACCGAGATCTCCGCGGCTGAACCCGTGGCTTCTCCCGGAAGCGGCGGCTGCCCGAGCTCGACCGTCCGGTATCCATCTTTGGGATCCAGCATCAGCCGGTGGACGTCAGCGCTATTTTGCTTGTAGCGGTGCGTGATCCGCGTGGCGCTCTCCAGGCTCTCGGCGCCGTAGGGCACGATCACATCCACGGCACGCGCCCAGCGCCCGATGTTCCTTTTCTTGAGCGGATCGCGATACCACTTGCGAAAGGTGCTGCCATCGATGGATTCGACCAGCAGCAACTGGTCGGTCTGTTCGGCGTAGGCGGGATCCTCCTGCACCAGCTGGTAATTCATGTAGGTCTCGATGCGATCGGACTTCTGCATCAATTCCTCGGTGCGCTGGCCGGTGATCGTGCACTTGGCGGGCCCGGTCGGCGGCAGGAGCTGCTTGTACGCGCGCGTCTGGAAGGCGTACACAGCGATCGCGAAGATCGGGTGCTTGATGTGCTTCACGATCTGCATCGGGGCGGCGAGCTTGCTGACGTCCTCGACCTCACCGGATGTGAGCATGCTCGTGCCCGCGGCGAGCATGGATTCCCAATCCTTGCGTGATTCGATGTCCTGCTCGACTGCGTCGTATACCTTCTGACCGATGGTCTGCAACTCGGTGTCGTTCAAGCGCAGCGCTACGTTCTCGTAGTGATTGTAGACTTCGGGCTTTTGCGGCTGATCGAATGCCCCCGCTGGCTTGCCGCTCACTTGGCCGGCCTCGAGGTCCACCATCAGAGAACCGCCGTTGTCCACGGCTTGGGCAATCGAATCATCGCCCTCCCCGAGATCCACGCTCATGCGATTCGGCACCGCATCCCCGCCGACGTCGTCTACCGGCGTCAGGTGCGATTCGTAATCTCCCGGAACCTTGGGCGGTGCGTCAAAGGTTTTCTTCGGGCGAGCGCGGATTGCCATTGGTTCAAGCTCCCGTAGAAAACACGACATCCCGGTTGCATACCACAGCCCAACGGTAATCCTGCCAGCTCCGGTGCGTGTTGACCGTGATTTCGAATGGCGCGTGTGAATCGAATTTTTTCTGCACCTCGAGCGCCGTTTTCAAATCTCCCCATCCGATCACGAGTTCAAGCATCGAGGGCGGTCGCATCTTCGGAAAAAGACGGAGGGCATCCAGAAAGGCGATCTCGGAAAAGTTCGCGTTGACCCAAAGGCGCATCGGTTGGTTATAACCACGAGGCGTAGTGAACGGATTCTCTCCAAGATCCATAACGCGCTTGCTCCAGCGATTGCCAGCAGCCTCGAGCGCAGGTGCTGGCAACATCGCCACGCCAGCACTTGCCGCGCCCAAGCCGAGCCAGGAGAAAAACCCGCGACGGTTCATCGCCATTTCTTTAACGCCTCTTGACCCTGCGCTTCGGCGGGAACTTGAACTGGATCTTCTTCACCGGAAACGGTTCGCCGGCCCGCTTGCACTTCTTGATGAAGTCGCGCGCCTTGAAGTTCGGCTCCCCGAAGGTCACGACGATCGTGGTGCGCCGCTCACGCTTATCGATCCGACCGCCGTAGGTGATGCGCTGCGCGACCACCGTTTCGCGTTCGCTCAGGTATTTCGTTGCCCGGATCGCGCCTTCCGAAAGCAGCGCGTCCATTACGCTGCGCGCGACGCTGGCCGCTTGGCTGGCGGAGATCATTTGCGCCTCCGAGCGCCGCCAGCACTACCAACGCCTTCACCAACATCGCCCGTATCACCTGTTGGCTCTTCGACTTGAATCTCGCGAAGGGCCTCGAGCTGCTTGATTCGAGCTTCGAGCTCGACCATTCGCGGTTCGAGCGTGTCGGTCTTGGCGGCTTGGCCCTTCTGATACGGCATCCATTCGCATTGACCTGGACCGCATGGAGCGCCGTCCTGAACCAGCTCCACATCCATGAATGACGACGGATGTCCACTCTCGTTGATGACCATCAGGTTCACGGTCCCATCCTCATTCACCCTCGCGACATGCGCGGCGAAGCGCACGTCCGGGCGATCGCCCATGCCTGGATTGAACCAGACGACGCGGCCTACGGTGGGGGGGATATTCGACATGATTTTTCTCCTTGGGTTATGCCAGCTGTGCCGGCTCGAAATGCTTCTGCAACGCCTCGGTCTCGCGCTCCTGCTCGGCTTCCTGCGTACTCTGCAGATAGTTGACGCGCAAGTATAAACACATCATGGTGAAGGTGTCAGCCCAGTCATCGTACTCTCCTGTGGGGAAGTCGGTGCACTCGTCGATCACTGGCGTCGCCCAGGCGCGATCCATGTAGAAAACATTCCCGTTCTCAAGGACGATGCTGGCGGCCTTCGCGCGCGCAGTCTTGCTCTTGGTAAGCGGCTTGAAGGCAAGTGATCGGATCGCCCGGCGCCGGCACTCCTGCAGCATCGCATGTCCCGAAGCCTTGCGCTCGATCACGAGCAGGTCCGCGTCGAACTCGCCGTACATCGATTCGGCGTATTCCATCAGGTCGTGGAAGCTTGGGCGTTCGCGCCAAGCCTCGAGCAGGATTGCGCACACCCGGGGAACCCCATCGCCATCCCATTCGAACAGGCCCCAGGTCGTACGCGCGCACCAATCGTTCTCTTCGGCCTCTTCGAAGTTGGTGTCGTAGAACTGCACCACCAGGAAACACACCGGAGGCTTTGGCTCGTGCCATTTGCGCCAGCACTTCCTCTTGTAGATCGCTCCTTCGAGTTCGGTTGGGTGTTGCTGGTACAGGCTCTCGAACTTGGGCTGGTTCGCCTTGATGCGCAACAACTGCGAGAGCGGGAAGCGTCGCGGAGCGAACGAATCGCCGACCTTGAAGCGGTACGGCGTTCTGGAACCATCCGGACGTGGCGAGAGGAGCGCGTGTCCGGCCTGCTCGTTCAGCAGCTCGGCGGTCGCCTCATCAATGATCGCGGGAATGCGGAGGATCTGCGGCTGGTCGGCAAGGCGGTCGGTCTTGGCCACCCCGATCAGGTAGCCCGATAGGTCGTCCTTGCGCCACCGGGTCTGCGTCAGGTTGATCGCGCTGTCCATCGGATCGCGCCGCGAGTAGAACCCCATCGGATACCAGTTGTTGATGCGCGTGACCTCGGTGTCTCGGGTTGCGGTCTTCTCGTTCAGCGGGTCGTCGATCTCGCCGCGGTTGAACCCCTTGCCAGCGATCCCGGTCCCGACGCCTGCGGCCGACATACCGCCACCGTGAATGGTGCGCCAGCGCCCGGCCGCGTGAATGTCCATGCGGATGGCGATGTTAGGGAAGATGTCCCGATATTCCTCCATGCCGAGCACATCCTTGACGTTCCGGGAAAAGTCGCCCGCGAGCTCGTCGGTGTGCGAGCACATCATCACCGACTTGTCCGGATGCAGGCCGATGTAGTCCGCCGGCGTCGCCACGCTCGCCATCAGCGACTTCGAGGACCGCGGGCAGATCCACATCATCGAGAGCGGCATGAGACCGTCACGGAAGGCTTCGAGGAACCCAGCCATGACGAGATGCACTTCTTCGACGATGAACCAGGGCCAGATGCGGCGGATGAGGCCGATGATCGCGCGCTGCTCGACGCGCCGGCGGCGCAACTCCGAGCGCTGATGCCGCAGCAGCAGCAGGTTGCGCCGGAACATCACCTCAGACGTCGCCAGATCATGGACGCTGAACATCAACGAATGCCGCCATTGCCCTTCCCGTTCCCCTTCTTCGTGCCGTTGCCCTTCTTCGGGCCCTCGGGCTGCCCGGCCTCAGCGAGCGCCGCCTGGCTCGTCTTGGCCACGGTTTTTCTCAACTTATCAGCGCGCGCCCGAGCAGCTGTAATCGCTTCGAGCGCTTCCTCGTTCGCCTTGATCTCGCGCTCGAGCTGCTCATCGGTCTTGCCCTTGTCGCCCCCGCGAAGGCCCTTGAATAGCTTGTCCCACAGAGAATCCAAGGCGGCTTGCTTGTTGTGCAACGTATATAGCAGCACCTGATCGGTGATAGTGATGCCGCCTTCGTTCGATTGGACTGTGGTGCGCAGCACCTTCACGCTCTGGATCGCAAGGCGCACCGACTCGGGAAGGTCCTTGACCGATAGGTAATTGCCATCCTGGCCGGCGAGCTCGGCGAGGTCCGAGTAGCCGAGCAGCATGATGCGGCGGATGACCTCGGCCGGCGTGACGTTCATCTCAGCCGCGATCTGGGACCGCCTGACCTCGATCGCTGCCTGGACCGCGTAGCGCCGGATAGTGTGGTACCCGAGCTGCCTAGCGTTCGGGCCTTTGTAAGTCGGATGCGCGTGCTTGTAGGATGCCTCCGGATTCAGCGTCTCGACGTACTTCTCGATGAACGCGAGGTCCTCGAAGCTGAGAATGGCGCGGGAACGGTTGGCCATCACGCGGCCTCGATCATCGGCATTGGTTCTCCCTCCGGGATACCCACGAGTTCGCGATCGCCGGGGATGAACAGTCTAGCGCGAAGTCGCAGCATGACGATCGCCACCGCTTCGATCTTGTCATAGTAGTTGCCCGTTACCTCATCGAACACAGAATCATCCGGCAATTCGAAGCTAAGGCGGTCCTCTGCCTCTTCGGCCGTCCAAATCAACTTGCCGAGCTTGCGTTCGTATACGGTGTCCTCGTTGAACTGGATCGGGCTACGCCATTTCAGGATGGGGCGTTCGCGCTGCATCACCACGCGGGCTCGGTTCCAGCTGCTGAGCAGCACATCACGCATGCAATTGCAGAGCGCCAGCTTCGCCGTTGACTCGCCACCCGGAAACTTGTCCGGCAATGCGCCCCACCGCAAGGTCACGTATGGATGCTCGCCTTCCTCATCAGCCCAAGCTCCGAGCAACCCTTGCTCGCAGGCGAACTTCTCCTCAACCCATGCCTGCAACGCTTTGATCGGATCGCCATCCGGGAAAAGCTGAGTTGCGGTTGTACTGGCCACCGCAAGCGGCGCAGCTGCGAGACCACTAGCAGCGGCTTTGAAGAACTCCCGGCGCTTCATGCGAACATGTCCTCGGGAACATCCACGTATGCGTCCCCGAAGATTTTCTCGAGACCAGGTCGCAATTGTTCAACGATATTTGCTGCGATTAGATTTTCCGTTCCACGTATGTTGCGCGCGAGCGTCGTCGCCAACTCATCGTCTACATGGGCGCAGACCCCGAGGCCATACGAGCGGAAAGGATAGTCCGCCGCAGCAACGGCTGGGGCTGGAAACGCCGGCAGTGCGGCAATCGCCGGGGTCGCGCTGAGCACTTTCAAAAATGAACGTCTGTTCATGCGACCCTCCTGAACATTCCGGGGCTGTATTCCACATGCCGGCGCTTGCGGGGATGCGGTCCGGCACGCGACCACGCGCGCCAAGGAGACGGATGCCGGCGGCGTTTCCATCGCGATAGTCGTTCGACCAGCTCGAGTTCTTGCTGGAGATCTAAACGCGGCCGGGCTAGGGCCTCCATGATCCATGTGACCGGCGAGAAGCCGTAATCAATGGGCTTAGGGAAAGGAGGACTCACCGGCGGTTGGATCGGTCGCAGCAACGCAGCCACCTGCGATCGAGGCTTCGGCTTGCGGAACGAACCGAGCCAGATGTCGACACGCCGAATGAATCGAGGGAATCGGAAGTGCAAGATATTCACGCGGGACGCTCCTCACGAATGGGGAAAGCAGAGCACGCCGAGCAATATCCCCCTGAAAGTCACACAACGCAAGTTGGACAAGAAAGGCCTATCGTTTGACGATTCCTACCAATCGGTAGTACGATACCAATCGGTAGTTCAACCATCTGAGGAGGCAAATATGAAGTGGTGCCGGTTCTGCCTTGATCGACTGATCGAATTCCGGTGCAAAGCTCCGGGTGAATGTGCCATGACCGAACTCACCGCCGAGCTTGATATCGCTGAACGCGACGCCTTCAAGAACCTTGCGCGCTACAAGTTCTGGATGTTCGGCTACTTTGCCGCCCGGTGGGTGTTCCTCAATCACATCCTCAAGGTGAAGCGACCCAATCCGTTCAAAAGCCTCGTCAACGCAGCCCGAGTACAGATGGCGGCATACGGACACACAACATGAAAGTCCGCCACGATGGGAAGGTTTGGGATGTAGTCGAAGCGACGCCCGTTGACGACGACCCCGGTTACCTGCTTTCCCGTCCGGGCACCGCTGGTTTCATCGTCGCGCGGACCTCGGAATGCAAACCCTGCCGCACCACGTGCCGAAGGCTCAGAGACGACCGGCACATCCTGGAATGCACCTCGGGCACCTTCACCATCCGGCGCAAGCATGGTAAGCGCTATACGTCCAAGGGTGGTCGGGTTCCTGCCGCGCTTCGCCCGCGGAGGAGAAGATGAAATCTCCCACCGGCTTCGAACTACGCAAGTTCCTGAAGAAACACCAGATAACGCGCCGCAGGGCGGCCGAGCTGATCCATGTCACCACGGTCCAGATGGATCGCTACTGCCTGCCCACCCACTCCCCCAACTATCGACCGATGCCGCCGGGGCTGTGGGAGCTACTGCAACTCAAGGCTTCGGTCCCGCACTACCCCTGAATCAGCGCCGCTTGTAGGGCTTGGGTTTCGGGGGCCTGCGGGCCGGCTTCCTCTTGGCCGGGTAGCGCACCTGCTGCGGGATGTCCGAGCGTCCAATCACCATGATTTCTCCTTTATATAGAGTTATATAAGCGGTCTTCTAGTTGACCGCGACCGACTGCAGAGTAGAAATCCTGCGCTTCGGGACGATGTCACCAAGCATTTTGCCCGACACGATGATCGCGAAGGTCTGCAGGTCCTGCCGCAATTCG